GGAACAGGAGATACAAAATATACTGGAACAGCATGGCTAACTTCTGCAAGTTTATCAGCACCTTTAGAAGATACATCAACTTTTTCAGTATCTTTTCAAGGAAGTGGAGCTTTAACACAAACTATTGCTTAAGAACAATTTTAAGATCCTGCCCTCCAGTTTTCTTTTCTGAGTTGGGGGGTAGGTTTCTTTATTATCAGAAAAGACAAAACACAGAAAAAATGAAATACGAAATTTTAGAAATAGGAGAAACTAAATTGGCAATACGATTCGGTTTTAATGCTTTAAGAAATTATTCTTTAAAAACCGGAGCAACAATGTCAGATTTAGACAAGTTAGGAAATGGACAAATCACTTTTAATGATGCGTTCACATTAATCTATTGTGGAATACAGGATGGACACAGAGCTGCAAAACAGCCTTTCGCATATTCTTTGGATGAAATCACAGATTTATTTGATGGCAATATGGATTGTATGGGAAAAGCATTTGAAATATTATCCAAGTCAATTAGTGATGGTAGTGGGGGAAAGAAAACAGCCAAGAAGAAAAGGAAGAACTAACTTGGCAAGGAATTGAGAAGCTCGCATTCGGACAATTAGGAATGGGTGTTGATGAGTTTTATAATATGCTTCCAATAGAGTTTTGGAATAAGGTTGATGGGTTTTATGAGTTTCAAATGTTAAAAGAAAGGAATAATTGGGAAAGGACCCGTTGGAGCACTTGTTTGTTATTGAATATACATTTACCAAAAAACAAATCAATCAAACCAACTGACTTGATACAATTTGATTGGGAAAAGAAAAAAAAGAAAATTGATTTTGAAGATTTAAAAAGAAGAGCAGAATTATATAAAAAAAGAATAGAACATGGCAAGTAAAGCAATTGGTTTTTTAAATTTTAAGTTTGGTGCAGACCTTAAGGGTTTTGACCGAGCAATGAAAAAAGCTCAGAAGAATCTTAAAAAGTTTGGAAAAAATATTCAAAGAACTGGACAAAATCTAACTACTGGGTTATCACTGCCAATTTTAGGACTTGGAGCTGCTTCTTTAAAACTTGCTTCAGATTTTGAGGAAACAGATGCAAAATTCAAAACTGTATTCTCTAGTATTCAAGCAGAGGCCGAACAAACATCAAAAGTTTTTGCTGATTCATTTGGACTTTCTGATTTAGCTGCAAAACAACTATTATCCAATACTGGAGATTTATTAGTTGGATTTGGATTTACCGAAAAATCCGCTCTTGATTTATCCCAACAAGTTAATGAATTGGCTGTTGATTTAGCTTCCTTTACAAACTTTAGCGGAGGAGCAGAGGGAGCTTCTGCTGCCTTAACAAAAGCTTTATTAGGAGAAAGAGAATCAATGAAATCTTTAGGAATAGCAATTACGGAAACGGATTTGAAAAAGTTTGCAGCTGATCAGGGTTTAGTTTGGAAAGAGTTGGATAGAGTAACAAAAGCACAATTAACATTTGATCTTGCTTTAAAACAAAGTTCAAAAGCTGTTGGAGATTTTGAAAGAACACAAGATGGATTTGCGAATCAAGTAAGAATAACAAAAGGAGAATTAACAGACGCTGCAATTTCTTTGGGAGAACACTTACTACCAATGGCACAAAAAGCAATAGCAGTTTTCAGAGGATTAATTGAGAGGTTTAACTCTTTAAGTGTTTCAACAAAAGAAAACATTGTAAAATGGGGATTAATTGTTGCGGCTATTGGTCCTGCTCTGATTATAGTTGGTAAAATGGCTATGGGAGCAAGCAGTTTAATTTCACTTTTTGCAGCTTTAAGAACTGCTGTTTTATTTACAAGTGGAGCCTTCAAAGCTTTAACTGTTGCTATGGTTAAAAATCCTATTGGAGCTGTAATTGCATTATTAACAACTGCTGCTGCTGGTTATTTCCTTTTGGGTAAGGAAACCAAAAAAGCATCAAGAGCACAAAAGGAATTTAATGGAGTTACAGAATCATCCGAAGATGCAATAAAAAGGCTTTCCAAATCCATTAATGATATGGGTAAAGATTCTTTTCAAGTTCAAATTGAAGAGATTGAGGATTTAATAAAAAAGATAAAAGGATTTGAAATAAAACCAAGTCAATTCACAAAAGGAGTTGCTTTAAGTGATAAACAGAAAAAGGAAATTCAAGATTTGAACATGCTTCTTTTTAAATTAAAACAAAAACAAGCGGATGCAAAAAAAGAAGCTGATGATTTAAACAAAAGCGTAAATAATTTAGGTCCAACTGCAAATCAAACAGCAGGTGAGGTAAAAAAACTTAATAAAGAAACAGAAGAATTTTTAGATAATTATAAATTGTTTACAACAAGAACAAAAGAAGACGTTCCAAAATTATCAGGTGTAGTAGTTCCAGACTATGAAGCACCGACAACACAATCAACAGGATGGGATGATTTTTATATAAACTTAGGTTTTTATATGGACAGATTTAAAGAATCTTGGGAGGAAATTGGACCTGTTGTTAATAAAGTATTTTCAGGAATTACAGATGTGGTTTCGGCAGCTTCAGCAAAAGAAACGAGATTGTTTGAAAATGATAAAAAGAGAAAAGAAACCGCTTTGGATGATGAATATCAAAAAAGGAAAAATTACATTGAAAGAACAATTATTGATGAAGAAATAAAAAAGGACGCAATTGAAACTTTAGATGCTGAATTTGCTGCAAAAAAGGATGAACTGAATGAACAGATGGCAAACAAAGAAAAAGCAATAAAAAAGAAACAAGCAAAAAGAAATAAAGCAATTGCTTTAATGGACGCAATTGTGAACACAGCTTCATCTATTGTTGAAGCGTTACCAAATCTAGCATTAGCTTTGGCTACCGGAGCTTTGGGAGCTGCACAAATTGGGATAATTGCTTCAACACCAATCCCTGAATTTAAGGAGGGGGGAATAGTTTCGGGGCCAACGCTTGGAATAATGGGAGAATATAGCAACGCAAAAAGTAACCCCGAAGTAATAGCTCCATTAGACAAACTAAAAAATATGATAGGTGGAGACAACCAAAAAATAGAAGTAGTTGGAAGATTAATAGGAAATGATATTTATTTGAGTAATAAAAAAACAGCATTTAATAGATTAAGAACAACCTAATATGGCTTTTGTAAAGAAATTTTATTCAGAATACAAATCAATGAATGGAGATGATTATACTCTTGAATTTTGGATTGATGGTGCGGGAGGGGGGTCTACCGAAACAAAGCTTGCATCAGGGGGATGTATAATAAATTATGAAGCAGATGGAGACGAAAAGTATTCGTCAATAATTGCCAGTAATATGGAAATACCCTTAATAGTAGACAACGCTACAGTTAATACTTTCATTACAGAATTAAGAGAAGTATATCAAGAAAAAGAAGTCTATGTTTATTTGTATAACGACAATGATAATTCCAAACCAATGTGGAGTGGTTTTATTTTAATGGACCTATCATCACAAGAGGATGTTTCAATGCCATTTGAAGTAAAGTTAAAAGCTGTAGACGGAATTTCATTATTAAAAGACCATGATTTTGTAAGGGATGGGTCCACAGCTCCCTATGATGAAAGTGACGCTTTTGATAATCTTTATGGAAGAATAACTTATTGGTTGCATAAAATATTAGAAAAAACAGGATGTGCATTAACAACTCAAGGAGCTTCAGCAAATTACACTTATCAGACTTCTGTAAATTGGTATAATGCAGATCACACAGGAACAGCACAAACAGATGACCCTTTATATTTAACGCAATGCAAAATGGATACTTTTTATACTGTGGATGATGAGGGAGAATACTCTGCACAAACTTATTATGATGTTTTAGGGGCGATTTGTAGAAGCTGGGGAATGCGTTGTGTGTATTGGAATCACACGTTTCATTTTGTGCAAATAAGTGAATATCAAACGGATGAATCCGGAACAACAGCCGCTCCAATTAACATAGCAACAAGAGAATATTATTATAACGGAGGTTTAAGATTAACACAAGCGTATATTGGTTCAACACAATTAGGAAGATATGATTTAGAGTTTGAGAACACTACAACAAATTATGGGTTGCAAAAATTAGCTGGGACAAACTACGACCACTATCCAATTATAAAACAAGTAGATACAAATTTTTTGGTATTTGAAAACGCCTCCAATTATATGGGGTTTCCAACTTTAAGTCCGACAACACCAACAAGCACCTATGTGGGAACAAAAAGTTTGGGAAGCTATTGGGATATGGACCAAAAAACTGGGTTTTATTGCGATTTTATTGTGAGAATAATAGGAGGAGATATGGGTGTATTTAGTGCAGTAGCTATGCGAACTGTTTGGTCAATAAGAGCAAAAGCCGCAGGAGGTTCTTTCACAAAAATGCTAACATGCGTTAATGGTGTTTACAGTTGGATAACTTATAACGCACCGACAACATCAAGTAATAACGGAATGATTGTTGGGTCAATAATAGCTTACAGTGGAGCTACAGCAGACCAAACCATTTTTAATTCTTCATCTTTGCCTAATGGGGTAATCCCAACCGACGCCGCTTTTAGCGGAGAATGGGAGTTTGAACTTTATACCTTTGAGTTAAATGGCTCTGGAGCTCAAGGATTTACTGAGCATGGTGGTGTATATCTTTTTGGGACAAATGGTGGATTGGACCCATTGGATTATGTAAACTATAGTAATATATCAGTTACGGGTCCAAATATTCCAAATATTACGGGTAACTTTG